TTACTGTGCATCCGCTTCCTTTTTCAGGGCCTCCAGGGCGCTGAGCAGCACCTGTGGAAGAGGCGCGCCCATCAGGCCCAGATTTTCCAGGATCGACAGCCCCTCATTGCCCACAAAAAACAGGATGACCGCTGTCCTGGCGTATGTGCCGCCCAGCAGCACATCCAGCCGGGCAGCCACCAGCACCGTCAGCAGCATAGCTCCCTTTTTGCATAGGCCCTTGAAGCCCGCGCGGCTGTCCAGGGTCCCCCGCTCTGTCTTTCCGGAGCGGTGAAACACTGCCGCCACCAGTATGCCGGTGACATAGTCTACGGCCATGAAGATAACCAGCGTCTGCAGCGCCGTGTCCCAGCCGCCCAGGACCTGCGCCGCCAGGCTGCCCGCCAGGGCCAGCGCGCCCAACACGCCGTTTTTGATTGTCCCTGCGTTCAAATTCATTGTTTTGCTCCCTACACCACTAATTTTTCCAACTCACCCCAGGTCAGCCCAAGCGCCTCTATGTCGCTCCAGGTGGCAAAGCGCGCCTCCAGCATCGCCCAGGTAATGTACCAGTAAACATACCGGATCTCCAGGTGGCAGGGCAGAATATCCTCAATAATGGCCTTCATCTCCGCAAAGCCGTCCGGGATGCCCGGCACCTCAGGGAAACACACTTCCACTTCCCCCGGCGTCCCCGTCTCGCTGGCCACCGCGTTGAGTCCGCAGCCTTTCAGATTGTCGTTTATGGCCGCCAGGGTGAAGCTATCCCCTCCGATTCGCAGCAGGGCGGCCAGGGCATCCCGTCGGCGCTGCAGATCATGGGTCACCGGTCTGCGGGCCAGCAGCTTTTCCATGGCCTCCAGCCCCTTGCCCTGGGCAGTGGAGAGCAGCATCTCCCGCTGTATCTCCTCTAATACAGCACCGCACGCGTCCAGCGCCGCGCCCAGGCTGTCCAGTTCCCCTCCGTTGAGCGTTCCCTCCAGGTGATAGACCCTCAGGGGCTCCAGCAGTTCCCGCATAGCCTGTGCGTAATTCATGCGCTTTCCTCCAGCTGCGTTACCGTCAACTCTCCCAGCACCGGCAGCTGGGCCGTGCCGATCTCCACATCCTCCAGGGGCGCGGACAGCCGGTAATTGGCCACCCCGTCCACCTGAAACACCAGCGCGCCCAGCCGGGCCAGCAGCACATCCTGTCCCAACAGGCTGCCGCTGAACCATGCGCTCACCGCCTGCTCCACGGCACCGCATACCGCTTCGGCATCCGCACCCTTCTTGGTCCCAACGGCCACTGACACATCCACACTCACCAGCTCCGGAGCCTTGACCTGCACGTCCACGGCAATCTCCCGCCGGGCCTCAAAGTACGCCCCCAGCTGGGCCAGCAGCTCCGCGCCCGGCAGACCGGCCTGTGTGGATACCACCACATCCACGGTCCCCCTTCCCCGGTTCCGGGGCAGCACCGCCGCAGCCGCCACCTCCGGAAAGGAGAGTGCTCCCTGCTGATAGAAGGCCGTGTTGGCCCCGTTGGGCATCCGCTTGAAACTCTCCAGCACCCGCGCCCGCAGGGCCTCGTCGTCCTCCTCGTCCACACCGCCAAAAAATGCCGCCGGGTTGGTGCACCGGCTCACGCCCACCGGGGCCACCGCCATGGCCCGCACACTCCCGGCGGCCGCATTGCCCGCCGCACCGGTCTCCTCCGCCTTGGCAGGCGCCTCCACGGCGCTCTCCCCCGCGGGGATGACCGCCTCCTCCAGCGTGGCAAAGCGCACCAGCCCCGCGGTCATGCACACGGTGCCCGCCGGGATGGTCAGATCCGCCTGGGCCGGGCTGTCCGTCTCAAAGCGCAGCACCCCCTGGGCGGCGGCCGCCGCCCGCCGTTCCAGTCCCCGCAGCTGGGCGTGCCGGTCCAGCGCCTCCCCCAGCGCGGACTGGGGGAAGCACTGCCGCTCCACCCAGTCCGCCTGGACATACAGGGCGTAGATCTGGGCCGCCGCCGCGTACAGGCGCACCGCCATGTCCCCGTCCCCCGCCAGGGTCACGCCGGTCTCCTGCTGGAACAGGGCCGTCATCTCCGCGTAAATTTCCTCCAAGGTTTTCATAGGGATAGCTCCACCTCCGCCGTCTCCCCCCGCCGCTGTATCGTGATCTTCAGCGTTCCGTCTCCGCCCAGCTCCGCCCCGGTCACGGAGAGGCCCTCCTCATCCGCCAGGGCCTCTGCCGCGTACTGCCGGGCCAGGGCCTGCCGGAGCGAGGGCTTCTCCCGTCCCAGAAGGTACAGCCGGCTGCCAAGCTCAGGCAGGAAGGGGAAGCTCCCCCGCCGGACGGACAGCTTCCACAGCACCCGCTGCAGCAGCTCGTCGTCCCCCTCCGCCCGGCGGAAGCCGCCCCTTCCGTCGGGCAGATAATCTCCGCCGCGCACCATCAGCTCCATCAGCCCTCCTCCTTCTCGGCCGGCTCGCTCACCAGCGTGCCGTTGATGTATACATGCCCGTCCAGGCGGATGACGCCCCCCTGCTCCAGCCGCAGGGAGGCCAGGCCGTCCGCCGTGCGAATGCACACCTCGCCGGGCTCCAGGTCGCTCTCCTCCGGATTCCGCACCCCGGCCACGCAGGGCTGCTCTCCCTCCGCCCCGGTCTTGATTACCAGCGCCTGCTCCCCGGCGCCGGGCCTCCAGCAATAGCCCCCTGGCCCGAATACCGGCAGGTTGCGCCTCTCTCCGGCCAGGTATACCCCCGCCGGGTCCCCCGGAAGGGTCACCCGGCCCACCTGGGCCTCGCCGTCCGCCGCGGGCTGCCTCCGCCGCTGTGAAAGCCACATGGCCCCCACTCCTTTCTACTCCTCGTTCAGGATCAGCCGGGTGTACTCCCCCCGGCTGTCCACGCCGGTGCGGGTCTGGCTCACCCGCCAGAGCCCCCCATGGGGCGCGCGCTCCAGGCGCACCTCCGCCAGCTCCCCCGGCCAGGCGCAGAACAGTCCGGGCAGCTCCAGCTCCAGCCGGCTGCGCTCCGCCGCCGACTGCTCCAGCTGGTACGCCCCGGAGTAGCGCATGGCCTGATAGCTGCTCCGCCCCGGCATGGTGAGCACCCTTCTGCACTGTCCGCCCCGGCGGTCAAATTCCTCATTGACCACCGGCTGCACCGTCTGACGGGTCCTGTCCCGCACCAGCACCTGGGAGAGCACCCCATACCGCCGGTACCGCCAGGCCAGGCTGCTCACCGCCGTGCTGCCGTCAATGATCCGCCGGGCCGTATCTCTCCAAGGCTCCAGCACCAGCCGACCCTGCCGGTCAAAGCGGGGCTCCACGCCTCCGTAGTACCGGGCAAATTGGTACAGCACCTGCCACTCGCTGCTGCCCGCCGCCACGGAAAAGCCCGGCACGGCGGGCAGCGCCGCTGTCCCTGCCGTCCGGATGCCGTAGGGTGTCACATGGTCCCGCAGAATGTCCGCCAGGGTGGCCACCTGGTAGTCGCACCCCAGCGCCTCGTTGTCCAGCAGCAGGGCGGCCATGCCCCGGCCGGAGAGCTCCAGCCGTCCCCCGCTACCGTCCCAGCCGCACTCGATCTCGTCCACCACGCCGGAAAAGACCCGCTCCCCGTCCTGCTCCGCCCCGAAGCGCACCGCGTCGGCCAACTCCTCCGCCCGGTCCGGCTCCCAAATGCAGGATAAAAAGAAGCTGTCGCAGGGCGTGCCGGAGGTATACTCCATCCGCCACTCCAGCAGATCGGGCATGGAGAGCGTCCGCCCGTCATAACACTCCAACCAAGCCCTCATTTCCCCACCCGCACCTTCTGTCCCACGTAGATCAGATTGGGATTTTTAATCTGTGGGTTGAGGGCAATCAGCGCGCTCAGCTCTACCCCGTATCGCCGGGCGATCCCCCAGAGAGTCTCCCCCTGCGCCACCGTGTGCCAGGTGCCTCCGCCGCCCAATCCGGCGGACACGCCCCCCGTCCCGGTCTCTGCCGCCTCCTCCTTCAGCGCGGCGCTCTGGCCGTCATACCCCTCCCAGAAGGCGAAGGTATAGCGCACATAGTCCGCCCTGGGCTCCTGCCGCAGGGTCAGCTCCACAAAATAAGCGTTGGATATCTGCCACACCGGGTGGACCAGCAGACCCGGTCCCCCGGAATAGAACACCGTGGCCAGCTTTTTGAACTCCCCATAGGCTCCCGGCCCCACGAACTCGCCCTCTCCCCGCATGACCCGCTGTGCAGGCCCCAGGTCCTGGAGCAGATAGCGCCCAAAAGGCACCTTGTGGGCCCCCATGCTTCGCTCGTAGGCAATGGTGTAAACCCTGGGGTTGTGGGGCCAGGTGTAATTTTTATAGCGCATGGCCGCCAGCTTCAATGGGCCTCACTCCCTCTAATACAGTGTAAATCCGCCGTCATACCGCCGGGCATCCCGCTGGAACAGCCGGTCCAGTCCCTCGGGAGTGAGCCCCCGCCCCGCCGGTGTGTGTGGCTCCGGCGCCGTCAGGAGGTACGCCACTCCGGTCCGCCCATACCCAGCCTGCGTCCCGCTCCGCCTGAGCCGTTCATACAGCCATTCCGCCCCGCCGTTCCGGCCGGACACCCCGGCCGGGCGCTCCACGCTTTCTGCCTCGCCGCGCCCCTCGTCCCCGGTGTGCTCCTCCCGGCTGGGGGCAGCCGCCTCCAGCCAGGCGTCGGCCTCGGGGGCCTGCCCCGGCAGCTTTGCCGTGCCGACCCCACCCGCCTGTGTGGCGGTGTGGTTCCCCGTGTGCTCCCCGGCGGCCCGGCCGTCCGCCGGTGCCGTCCAGTCCGGGCTGCCGGCCGCCGGATGGAGGACCGGCTCCGCTCTCAGGACAAACCAGTCCGGCACCTGGGCCTTCTCGTTTCGTTCCTGCGCCTGCAGCAGGCGCTCCAGGTAATCCGTCAAATCCCTCTCCCCGCTTTCAGCCGCTCATAGCGCGCCTGGTCAAAGGCTGCGTTCTCCCCCGCCGCCGTACCAGCCGCCGGAGCCCCACACACCGGACAGCGCTCCTCCAAGGCCCCTGCCCGGCAGGTGGGACACATATGCGCCAAGCGTTCCTCGTCGTCCAGCAGCAGGTTGAGCGCGCACCACAGATACTCCCGATCCAGCAGCTCTCCTACCGGCGCGGGGAGCGCCCCCATACTCCGGAGCACACGCCAGCGAAGGCGCTCCTCAGGCGTGTGCTCCAGGCTTTTTTTAGCGCTTCCACCCGCTCCGCGCCGTCCTCCGGAGATGGGTTCTCCTCCCGGTGAAAGGCCGCCCACTGCCCGGCCAGGGCTTCAATCCGGCCCGGCGTCAGTCCCTCCAGAACCTCCTGGCCGTCGCCGTACACCGGCCGCCCGTTCCGTTCCAGCGCCCGGGCCAGCAGACAGGCGTTGGCGCACAGCGCCCGCTCTGCCCCGTCCCGGCTGAGGTTCTCTGCCTCCCGGCGGGCCTCCAGCACCTCCCGGGCGGAGAGCAGCCGCAGCTCCAACCCGTGTCCCAACCGTTTCCGCCGGGCTCCGCCCAGCAATTTTCCCAGCTCGCCCTCCATCATGCTGCCGTCTCAATCCGTTTGGCGGCCACGATGGTGATCTTCTCCACCACCATGGCGCCCAGCGCCCCGGTCTCGCCGATGGCGCTCCACTGGCAGCCGGAGTAGATGATCTTCCGGTCCGGCTTGCAGATTACCAGGCTAAAATCCTCCAGGTCGTGGAAATTCAGCCCGTCCCGGATGGCCTCGTCGGTGGCGTACAGCCGGGTCAGCTCAATTACGTGATTGCGCTGGCCTGGAATAGTTGCCACCGGCTCATCCTCGCCGAAAGCCTCCACCGTCTGGCTGGTCTTGGTGGAGCGGGCGGTGTAGCTCTGCACCACGGCCACCTTCTTTCCGTCTACCTCCAGATAGATGTCGCTGCTGGTGGGAAATCCCGTTACTTTCATCTCAAATCCTCCCCGCTGCTCAGACCGTGATATGGGCGCTCAGCCAGATCTGGTTGAGCCCGTGGGCCACGGTAAAGGAAAAGTCCACCAGACAAACTGTGGGATTCTCCGAGTCCGCCGTCACGGTCACGTCGCCGTACCCCGTGATGATCTCCCGGGCCAGCTTATTTTCCAGCTCCAGCACCACCTGGGAGCGGATGGCCCCCCGGCTCTGGGCCGTGTTTTTGGCGCGGCTGAATTTGGCCCGCAGGGCGTCCCGCACGGCGGGGATCACGTCGTCCACCACCCGAATTGTGGTCAGCTCCCGCCAGGTGGCGTCGGCGCTCCCGCCGGTCTTGGTGCGGGTGGTCACCCCGCGCACAATACTCACCTGTCCGCCCGCCGCCTCCAGTGGGGTCACGCCGCCCCGCACCAGTAGGTCGATCTCGCTGTCGCCGTACCGGGCCTTGAGGCTGTTCACCCCCTGGAGCACCGCGCCGCCCATGGGCAGCGCCGGGTCGCTCTCTCCCGCAATGGCTCCCGCCACGGCGGCCGCGGCCTGGGCGCCCCCGTCCTCCCCCGTGGGGGCAATCAGCACCATCCGCTCGCTGTTCAGGCTACCCGCCCGCTCAATCAGGGCACTCACCGTCTCTTCCGTGCTGCCGCATACCACCGCGATGCGCTCCCGGCGTGCCTGGGCGGCGGCAGTCACGCTGTCCCGCAGGGCCTGCTGTACTGAAAGCACGTGGCTGTCGCAGGTCATCACCCCAATGCCCTCCGTCTCAGCCAGCAGGGTAAAGGCGTCTATATAGCCCTCCTGCCCGCTCACCGGCACCGCGTACACCGCCGCCGCTCCGTTGAGGAACAGCAGCCGGATCAGTGCGGCCAGCCCGTCCGTCCCGAATACGCCATCCGCCTCCTCACAACGGCTGAAAAAATAGCGCTCCCCCGCCGTCCCCGCGCTGGAGAGCCCCACAATACCCACCGTGCGACCCGCACCGGCGGCGCCTACCACGCTGGAGGCGTCATAGCTGGAGTAAACCCCCGGCCTCTCATGTGTCGTGATGCTCAAACCGATCCCTTCCCCCTCACTTCAAAGTCCAGGAAGGCGCCGCCCTCCTCCGCCACGGCGTAGAGGTACGCCTCACAGAGCACCTCCGCCGCGCAGCGGTATAGGTCCGCCTCCCTGTCGTATTCCGTCTCTCCGCAGGAGAACTCTGCCACCCGCAGGCCCTCCGGCCCGTCCCGGCGCAGCGCCTCGCTCAGGGTGTCCGCGGCCTTCTGTACCCCGGCGGCCGTGGGCGCGTACAGGTCCAGGCCCAGTCGCGCCTGGGCCTTTTTTCCGTACAGCTCCTCCCATCGGCCGCTCTCCCGGTTGTACCGCTCCCCCAAATAATCCTGGAACCCGCCCGGTCCGCCCTGCAATTCCCGCAGGGAGACCGCGGCCACTGCTGCCCGCCGGCGCGTCCGCGCCGCCTCCGGCCAGGCGCATACCGCGTCCAGCCCCGCCTGCCGCAGGAAGGCCGCCATCCGCTCCCGGATCACATCCAGCGTCATATCTCCGCCGCCTCCTCTTCCCGCAGCCGCAGGACCGCCCACCAGTGGGAGCGCTCGCCCCCCACCTGAATGGGGTGGGCCCGCAAAACCTCCAGCTTTTTGTCTCCCCACTGAATATAGCCGCTGCCCAGCCCCTCTAAAGAGACTTTCGGGTCCCCCAGATAGAGCCACCGGTCAGCGCACACCGTGCCCAGCACCGTGTGCCGCTCCTGGGTGCCGGTCCGTTCCAGGACGGGCTGCACAAAGGCGCGGCAGGCGGTCCCAGCCGCCTCCCCCTCCCGGCAGACGCATACCTCCTGGCCATAGCGGCCCAGCACCAGGCCAAAGGCCTCCGCCGGCCTCATCCCCGCACCCCCCGGAACACGAACCCCTCGTCCCTCAGGTAGGGGGCCAGCACCCGCTCGGCCTGCTGCCGCAGGGTGTCGGCTCCCCCGGCCGCCCCCGCGCCGCTCTCTGTGACGCTCACGTCCCCGGCGGAAAATTTTCGGACACCGCCCGCCGCTCCGGCGGCCGCTAGGTCGGACAGGGCCAGCCAGGCCGCCGCCAGTGGAAAGGCGCCGCCGCAGTCCGCGGCGGTCACCCCCTCCTTCAGCCGTCCCTTCAGCTCCTCCTCCGCCGCCTGACACAGGGGCTCCAGGCGCTCCCGGTCCCCCTCGCCCCCCTGTCCCAGGCTCACGGCCAGTTCCAAACTCTCCCCGTCCATCAGACGCTCAGCACCTTGGCCGCCTCGGCAAAGATCTTCGCAAAGCCGCAGGTGGTGGTGATGGCGGCTCGCTCCAGCTGGCGGTCGATGAGCTTGTCGTACTCCACCGCCACGCCGTCGCCGGACTGCACCATCTCCAGGGCGTAGCGCTTGTCCAGGCCGATAAGCCTGCCGCCGGTCATGGCGCTGGTGCGCAGCAGCTTGGCGCCCATAGGCGTGGTCAGCTTCCCGGTCCCCTGGAAATTCAACCCGGTCAGAGGGTTCTGAAACTCTGTCAGCTTGAGCATGTCCACCACCACATCGCCGGGAGCCAGCATGGTGTTCATCTCGTATGGCTCAAACTGGGCCCAGAAATCCACCAGCGCGTCGTAGCTCAGGGTGCCTTTGGTGCCGCCGATGGGGCTGGTACCCACGACGTAGCTGACAGCGGCGTTGTTGTTCCCATCGCCGTTGACCAGCACGTCAATGGCGTCCTCCACCAGCATCCGGCCGATGTAGGCGCCGATCTGCTTGAGGGTGACGGAGAACAGGTCCAGCTTCTGGTAGCGGATGGCCTCGTAGGAGGCCACCAGCATCCGGCCCCGCTTGTGGAGCTTGACCAGGTTGGACTGGGTCTTGACCGTGGTGGCGGGAATGGCTGCGCCCTCCTCCACGCGGCGCAGGGCCTTCTCGTCGCCGGATGCGGAGGTAAGCGTGCGATAGTCCAGCCCGTCGAAGCGGGTCACCGCTGCTACCAGATCGGGCAGGATGTCGGCCTCCTCCATGCCCTGGCGCACGGAGCGGGCGATGTACTCTGGAAAGAGCACGGCGGACTGGGACGTGCGGAAAAACTTCTCCACCACGTCGCTCCCCGCGCCCTTTACCTTGATGTCAAAGCGCTTGAGCTGGCGCTGGTAGGCATCCATACCCTCCAGCGCCGTGCCCCGGTACTGGATGTCCGGGTCCTCGGCCTCCAGCACCTGGGTAAAGCTCCTGCCCCTCTGGCCGTACATGCCCTTTTCCAGCTTCAGATTGTCAAACCGATATGCCATGCGTCCATTCCTCCCTTTCTTACAGCAGCACCGCGGCCGTCCCCGCGGCGCTGTCCACGGCGGCCACCAGATACTCTGCCCCGTTGGCCGCGTCCAGCTTTACGCCGCCGCTGCCGTCGGCGGAGAGCTTTACCATGCCGGCGCTCACGCCCTCTCCGCTCACCTGCACCGTGGCAAAGCCGCCCACCTGCACCGCGGCGCAGCCGTCCTCCGCGCTGATAGCCACACCGCAGAACCGGTTGCCCGCAGCGCAGGCGTCCACCGTACAGTCTCCGCTGACCTTTACCACCGCGCCAGTCTTCACCTGCTCTGTGCAGAAAAAGGTGGCCGCTACCTCGCCGATGCCATCAAAGGAAATCTTACTCATGCTTGCGCGCTCCTTTCTCACTGCGTCCTTCCAGTCAAATCAGGAAGGCTCCGTCCTTTTGCTCCCGCTGCTGCGCTCCGCTGTAATTCAGCTGAGTCTGCGCCGGATAGAGCTTGTCCAGCCGCACCTCGTAGGCCCGGCGCAAAGCCAGCAGCTCACCCTCCTCCAGCTTGTCCGCAATGCCCTTGAGCACTCCGCTCTCCAGCTCCGGGTCGGCCAGCGCCCCCAGCCGGGCCACCTCGTCCTTCAGCCCGGCCAGATACTTTCGCCCCAGGCGCGCTTCCCGCTCCAGCTGCTCCCGCTGTGTGTCAAACGTTTTTATCACCCCCGCATTCCTCTGGGCCGGCACAGCCACGAAGGACCACTCGTAGGCGTCTGTGGCCCCCTGTAATTCCGCAAAGCACAGCTTTCCCTCGTACTCCTGTCCCTTCACATGACCGCAGCTGCCGCTGCGCAAGTCTGCCCCACAGATGGAGCACACCGCCCGCTCCACGGCGCAGCCCACAGACACCTCTTTTTTGATGCCCCCCTCGATCTCCGCGATCAGGTCCCGGTTTTTCTCCGTGCGCAGCAGATAGGCGTACCCCTTCAAATAGCAGTAGCCGTCGCCCGCCTGGGTGAGCGTCCCCTCCTCCCGCACAAGTTCCGTGCGGTAAATGCGGGCGGTCTGCCCGGCGGCGCTCCACTGGTGGTCGAATATACCGCTTTTACCCACAAACAGCCGGGCCAGCTCCCCCAGACATTCCGCCGAGAACCGCTCCCCGTCCCGGTCCACCTCGTTGTCGCAAAGCCGTACACAGAAAGCGTATACCTCCTCCCGCGTCAGTTTTTTCCGGCTGAGCTGATGAATCAGCGCCAAATCCGCCTCTTCCAGCACCAGCCCCTGCTCCAGTTCCGCTTCCTTCTGAATCCTCACCGCTGTTCCCCCTTTTCCTTTTCAGCCGCGCCGCCTCAGCCTTATCTCTTCTGTTTCTCTTCATTCTCAAGCTCCACTGCCCGGGCCTGTTGCCGGTACAGCTCGGCCCGGGCCAGCCCCACGGAATGTCTCATTCCGCGGGGACCCCCTTCCTTTCCATCTGCGGCCGTTGGAACTGAATTCCACCGGCCTGCGCGCCTTCCGGCGCGGCTCGCTCCCGCTCGCAGAGGCCCAGGCCGCCTTACCCCAGGCTCTTCTGCTTCTCTTCATTCTCCAGCTCCACCGACCGGGCCTGTTGCCGGTACAGCTCGGCCCGGGCCTCTTCTACCAGATCCTGTAGGCTGATGTCCTCCCACTCTACCTGTACCCTCTGGTCAAACCCGTGCAGCCGCAGCCACAGCTCACAGATCCGCTCCACCACGGGCTCCAGCCCCCGCCGGATGGCGGTGATCTCGCTGGTCATCATGTCCGCCTGCTGTGCGCTCATTCGCTCGGTGGAGGACCAAGACAGGCCCAGCAGGAAGGGTGGAATTCCGGTCCGGGCAATAAGCTGCTCCAGAATCTGCCGCACCGGCACCTCGCTGTCCAGCACCTGGTTGTCCGCACCGATGACCTTAATGTCCACATCGCCCACAGCCACAAAATCCCGCACGCTACCGTCCTTGCCCGCCTGCATCGCCGCCGACCACTCCCGGGCGATCTGTTCGCTGCGCTCCTGGGCCCAGACCCGGTCCCCGCTGTCGCTCCCCGGCTTGTACACCACTGCAAAGCGCACGTTTCCCATGCGCTCCCAGTTCATCCCAACGGCCTGATAGATCTTCAGCAGGATCTCCGTCAAAAAGGGCATGGAGCGCAGCAGGCTGACCCCATACGGACTGTCCGTCTCCGGCTGGAAGGGGGTAAAGAGCAGCAGCTCCTGATGGGGCAGCGCCTCCACCAACCCCCGCTCGCTCCGCCCGCACAGGGCGAATTCCAGCGGAGAGGCGCCTTCCCTGATCTCCACATCCTCCGGATTCCCGCACAGCAGGGCGGCAATCTCCCGCCGCCTGCGGTCCAGCACGATTTCGCCCACGCCCCGTCCACAGGTAAGCATGGAGTCCAGATAGCAGTCCAGAAATGACTGCAGACCCCTCTGTCCCCGTCCGGCGTTGACTGTTTTCAGAAACCGGTCCAGGCCCTCCTGTCCCCGGACGTCCCGGCACCGCACTTCCACCCCGCCGGTTAGCCGGATCAGCTTCAAGATCGCGGCGTCCACAATGGGCACCGCTTCCCGAATGCTCCGATACAGGGCGATTTCCCCGCTGTGCAGCGGCACATAGCCGTCCAGCAGCCCGAAGGGATGTCTCCCTCCGTCCCGCAACTGAACGCACGCCGCCGGGTCCTGCGTCTTTTTTCGCTCAAACAGTCCCAAACTCCCATTCCCCCTTAAAATGCCTCCCGCTCCACAAATCCCGCTCCGAAAAACGGCTCCGGCCGCCCCGCCGCCACAGTGGCGGCAAAGTACCGGATTTCATCCATAGCGTGGTCGTGTTCCTTCTTTACCCGGTCGCCCACCGCCCGCTCGTCCCAGCAATACAGCCCAAACTCCCGGATTGCGTCGTCGCATCCCTGGCAGATGACCAGCCTTCCCTGCCGCAGCAGCTCTGCGGTCAGCCGGATGCCCGCCAGCACATCATTTTCCGCCTTTACCACCCGCCAGCCCTTGCGCCTGAGCAGCTCCATGAAGCTGGCCGCCGACGGGTCCACCACTACCTGTTCAATGCTTCGCCCCCCGGCCAGCCGCGCCAGGTCGGCGGCATACTCTCCGTCGGTTTTCTGCCGCCCCTCGGCGCGGGAGTCGTAGTAAAACTCCTTTACCCGGTACCATATACCGCCCCGCGCGCCCCACAGCCCGAAGGAGGCAGGGTTTACCGTCCCGTAGTCGCAGGAGATGCACCAGCGCTCAAACAGCCCCTCCGGCACAGGCTGTACCAGCTCCTCGTCAAAGAAGTCGTACACCCTCCCCTCCGAGGCGGTCCACTCTCCCAGCACGAACCGCCGGTAAAAAGCGCCGCTGAAGCTTCTGGCATACCGTCCGATCATCTCTCCGCTCAGCGCCGGATTGTCCTCCATGGTAAAGTGCAGGTAGAGGGCCCGCCGCTCCTCGCTCTTTGCAATCCACTCCCTGTAAAACCAGTGCCCTGGTCCTTCAGGGTTGCAGTTGAACCACAGCCGCGCCCCTTCCACAGAGCAGCGCGCGCAGGCCTGTTCCACAAAGGATCGGGGCATCAGCGCCGCCTCATCCAGCAGTACCCCGGCCAGCGTCACCCCCTGGATCAGCCCCGCGCTGCCCTCGTCCTTGCCCCCGAAGAGGTAGAAAGTGTTCTCCCGCCCACCAAAGCGCACAGTCAGCCTGTTCTGGGACGCCCGGTCCTCCACATGGAACCCTAGCCCCTTCAGCGCAGGCATCACGCTGGAGAGCAGGTTCCGCCGCAGCCCGCGGATGGTCCTCCCGCACAGGGCAAACTGCGCTCCCTGAAAGCGCCCCATAGCCCAGCAGAAAAAGGACAGCCCCGTGCATAGAGTCTTGCCGCTGCGCACCGCGCCGTCACAGATGACGGCCTCCCGCTCCCGAAAGGGGGAGTGCTCGCACCACCAGGTCAACACGGTTTTCTGCTTTTCGGAAAAAGCCTTAAATTCCATCTGGCTCTCCGCGCCCTGCCCGCTGGTCCAAAGCCCGGAAAAACTCCGCTGCCTTCTCGTCTTTTCCCCCGTCGGTCAGCTCCAGCAGCCGCTCCAGCGCGGCCACCCGGTTTATGAATTTCATCTCCACCATCCCGTTTCCATTGCGCCGCAGCTCCGTCAGGGCGGACAAATCCATTTCGTCAATCTCCTCCGGCCATTGGCCGTCCAGGAAGGCCAGCTTTACCGCGTCGTTCACCCGGCAGTTCGCGATGTCCTCCATTTGCCGCAGCAGCTGTGTCCTGTCCGGCAATTTCTTTCGCACCTGCGCTCACCTCACACCCCTCTCCCTCCTTCTGAAAAAGTTGCTGCCTTTTGTACATCCAAAAGGTGCAATTGAGGAGAATGTCTACCAAATGTCTACCAAGCCAAACCCGCAAGTGACTGCCGCGCAGCCATTTTCGGGTTTTATATTGTTCAAATCAGAAAGTCTGTCTACCAAATGTCTACCACCGGAACTTTCAAAGGAGAAACAGTCGTATTTCTAATTAAAACATTTGCCTTCAGCAACCAATTTGATGGGTGCAAGGGGCGTTATACGCCCCTGTTCGGCAATTTGAACAAGGGAAACAGCGCCCCAGCTCAAATTTTAAAAGGAGGAATATCCAAATGAGAAACCTCAAGCGCGCTCTCAGTCTGGTCCTGGCCGCCGCCATGCTCATCGGCATGATGGTCGTCTCCGCCAGCGCTGCGGGCAAGGATTTCGGCGATCAGGCCGAGATCAAGAACACTGAGGCCGTTGCGGTGATGTCCGCTCTCAAGGTGCTCGAAGGCACCAACAAGGGCGACTTTAATCCCACCGGCATCCTGACCCGTGAGCAGGCCGCCAAGATCATCTGCTATATGATGATGGGCCCGGCCAACGCCGAGAAGCTGAGCAACAACAGCTCCATCTTCTCCGACGTGGCCGCCAACCGCTGGTCCGCTCCCTTCATCGCCTACTGTGCCAACCTGGGCATCCTGGCCGGCGCCGGTGACGGCACCTTCAATCCCGAGGGTGAGCTGACCGGCATCGCTTTCGGCAAGATGCTGCTGGTCGCTCTGGGCTATGACGCCAAGATCGAGGGCTACGTGGGCAAGGACTGGTCCACCAACATCGCTGTGGACATGGTCTCCGCCGGCATCGCCGTGGACGGCATCGTCCTCTCCGACCCCCTGAGCCGCGACAGCGCCGCCCAGATGGCTTTCCAGGCTCTGACCGCCAACATGGTCCGCTATTCCAACAAGGGCACTGAGGTCACCACCTCTGACGGCACCTCTATCGTGATCGGCGCCTCTGACGCCGCCGCCGTCACCATCGCCAGCGAGGGCGCTTCCAACTACGCCGGCGCCGGCGCCACTGACGGCAGCCTGGGCTATCAGCAGTTCTGCGAGAAGTACTTCCCCAAGCTGCACAAGGGCGCCGGCGTCCCGGATGACTTCACCCGCGCTGCTGCCTATGCCTGGTACCTGGACAAGAACAGCAACAACTCCTATGATGCAGCGACTGACGAGCTGGTATTCAACGCCGCCAAGACCCCCGTCGTCACCTACACCGCCTTTACCCTGCCCGCTGCCATCGTGAAGGACCTGAAGGGCTACACCTTCAACGTCACCAAGCTGGCGGACGCCACCACTCAGATCGGTGCTACTACCACTGCTATCGGCGACCTGTCCTTCTCCAGCTCCACCGACGTGATTGCCACTAAGCTGTCCACCCTGACCGCCAACGGCAAGGTTGTGGAGATCTATGTGGACAACACCGGCGCGGTCACGGATGTAAACGTCATTGGCTACAAGGTAGAGACCATTGACAACATCACCACCGCCACCAACGGCGACAAGACCTATGCTTTCAGCTCCACCGCGGACAAGATCGACTACGCCGATGACTCCGTGAATACCGACACCGTCATGCTCCACGGCGACTTCGCCAAGGGCGACGTGGTCACCACGTACCAGGGCGCCAGCTACCTGCATGTGTACCCCACCACCGTGGTGGAGGGCGCTCAGTCCGCCTATAACAACACCTACAAAACCATCACCGTAGGCGGCACCGTCTACACTGTGGCCACTGGCGTTAATGACGGCACTGACGCTGTCGCTGTCGCTGACTTCTCCAACAGCGCCACCGCCGCCAAGTATTTCTTCGATCAGTATGGCTATGTGGTGAAGACCACCGCCATCAACAACACCTATACCAACTTCGCCCAGTTGAAGGGCAACTACGTCTCCACCGTGACCACCACTGTGGACGGCTCTACCCCCGCTGTTCAGGCCCGCTTCGTACTGGCTGACGGCACCGTGTCCGTGTACGACCTGGCCATGGACTACAACTCCTCCACCAAGGAGTACAAGATCGCCGGCACTAAGGTCTTTGACGCCGATGACACAAGCTTGGATTCAAAGGACGAAATGGACGCCGTCCTCGCCACTCTGCTGGCTGACGGCAAGGTCTTCGGCTACGAGGTGAAGGACAACAAGATCACTCTGCAGGCCGTGGATACCTCTGTAGCGGCTGACACCCTGTATCAGGGCACTACCACCAGCATCGTGACGGGGTCTACCGTTGCTACGGTCGCCTCTCAGAACACCCTGCTGGACAAGAACACCGTTTACGTCCTGTATGACGCCACCAAGGGCACTGCCGTGACATACACCGGCGCTCTGCCCGCCGGTGCTACACTGGATACCGCCGGTACCACCGTCGTGGCTCTGGGCTCGTCCTCTACTCTGGGCACTGCCAAGGTCGTCTTTGGCTTCGCCGCTGACCTGAGCGCCGTGGCCTCCAACGACTTTGCCTACATCAACTCCAGCGTTTACACCACTGAGCTGAAGGCCGATGGCAACACCTACCGTGTGTACGAAGGTTACAAGGCCGACGGCACCAAGGTCACCCTGTATGGCGACAACAGCGGCAGCATTGTTACCACCGGTGGCGTGTACACCTGGGACAATGAAATGAATGTGACCGGTGCTTACACCGTTGCTTCCTGCGTCAAGGCTGCAGCCACCTACACTGTGGTGGGCGACCAGATGATGGACAGCTCTAGCAACGTGTACAACATGGAGAACGCCCAGGTCGTCTATGTTGACTCTACCAAGACCACTGTGAACGGCAACTCCTGCGTGGTCGTGCTTGAGGTTGTGAATGGCTCCGCCACCAACAACGCCGTTGTGATCTACGTGGTCGGCTAATCCCTGACTGCAAATCGCACTGACAAAGCAAAAAGAGAAGCTCCCTCCGGGGAGCTTCTCTTTTCCTCATTATTGAAAGATCAGGTAATAGCTGGTGTGCCCGCTTCCGTTCACCAGGGCGTGGTTCAGCCGCAGGAGGTTCCCCTCCAGCGCGGCCCTCGGGGAAAAAGTCACGGAGTCGTTGGAGATGCCCACGCCGAACGCCTGGGTCAGAATGGTCACCGCGTCCCCGCTGCCGCTGGTGAGCGGGTAGTGGGTACACAGGATCACCGCCCTGGGGGTGCAGCCCAGCGCAATCGTACGCTCCGATGTTCCGTCTCCCACGTAGCTGCCCACCTCCACGCTGAGTTTCCCCAGCGCCGCATCAATCTTCACAAAATCCTCATTGAAGTCCGTCCGTAAAAAGTCGTCCCCCGCCTCCCACTGGTGCAATTGATAGTTGTTCGTATAACCCGCCAT